AAAGACACCAAAGGTTTTATTTGGGTATCAGTGGTATCGGTAATCCGAATCAAAGGCTCCTTTGGATGCGATACCGCTGGCTCATGCCCGATGATTGGCAGCCAAGAGTTCTTAGGTTGTTAGACTTAGGCAACGTAGTAGAAGAACATCTAATTGAGAAGCTACGTAAGATACCTGGAGCTACTATCTATGACGTACAAGACAATGGCAAACAGTTTAGAACTCAAGCTCTTGGCGGTCATGTTAAGGGACACATGGACGGTATGGCTGAGAACTTACCAGGTTTAAAAGAGAACACCAAATATTTATTAGAGTTTAAGACAGCTAACGATAGTCGCTTTAAGAATTTAGAGAAGCTAGGTAGCTACTGTGGTTGGTCAGAGGAGTACGATGCACAGATCCATTTATACATGGGGCTGTTCAAGCTAGATCATTGCATAGCTATTGTTTATAACAAGAACAACTCAGCTCTATACACAGAGATTGTTGACTTTGATTACCTAAAGTTTGAAATGTTAATGGAGAAGGCTGAGAATATATTGCTAACCAATACACCACCAGACAATTACATACCTGAAACTGACTACAGAATCCGTAGCTTCATGTCTGTCAAAGAGAGGGCCGCATATCTTGGCAGGTCTTTGCCTGAGAAAGTTCACTGTAGATCATGTCGCTTTGCTAGTGCTGATGTAAAGAAAGGGGACGCATATTGGCATTGCTCACAGCATGATAAGAAGATAGACGAGGAGAGACAGACCAAGGGATGTCCAAGACATAACTATATACCAGAGTTAATACCAGCAACCATGGTTGAAGAGGACGCTAACTTTGTTATCTATGAGAAGGATGGCTTTAGATTTATTAATGTAGCTCAACAAAAAGAACTTAAAGAAGATAACCTTTATTCTAGTAAGGAGTTGATAGAGATAATCAACAGCGGCTTTCCAAAAGAATTACTAGAGCAGTGTGCTGCTGTTAAGAAGATGATGAATGGAACTATCCAAAGCATCAAGCCTTGGGTTGAAACAGGCACGCCCTTTTAATCTTTAGCTTTCTTTATTATTAGGATTTCTACGCCAGGATACAAAGCTTCAACAAGTTTCTTTTTTAATCTAAACATAGGTGTCTCTATGCCCTTGGTATCTTCTATGACTTCATCACCATTGATGTTCTTATATTTAAAGTCAGCCTTGTAAAGACATACCTTCTTTTCATTGACTACGCATGGGAATGGCGGGTGCACTTCTATATCAAAGATTAAACCTAAACCTTCTAGTTCTTTAAGGTGATTGTATCTAGCGGCCTCAAGCTTACTATCAAAAGTATAACCATCAAGCCTTACTTTCTTTGCTCCGTATTTGTTATACAAGTTATTGTCCTATTAGTTTTCTTTCTTCTTCTTCCCTTAAAACTTCAGCAGCTCTTGATCTTTCTATGTCTAATGGGTTTATAAACTTACCTCTAAGGTCTTGTCTTAGTCTTGACTCAGCAACAGGGAATGCTGCTGGATTAACTTTCGTGCCTTTTATGCGTGACTCTCTTACTAAACCTTGGTCTACTGTTATAGGTTTGAATATTCCTCTTATGACTGTCTCGTAGTTAGCAACCTTAGCATCTTTTAATTGTTGTTTAATCTGTTGTTCAGATAAACCTAAAATTCTAGCGTCTTCTATTGCTGTATACAAATCTCTTAATGCTCTGAATCTGTTTTCGTTTTGATTCATGTAGCCTTGTAATAATTGTTCTGCTGTTTTTGGATCATTACTTCTAAGCAATCTATTAAAAGTATTAGTTGCATCTCTTATAGCATCATTAGCCTCAAAACCTCTGTATCTTAATGATCTTTCTACCTGTGGTTTAACTACTTTTAATCCGCTAAATGCTTGCACTAATGTTTCTTCTACGTCTATAACATTACCCATTCTATCTGTTATTTTATCTTCGCCTTTCTTATTAGTGCTGCCAAAAACTGCACGTGGAAAGTTTTTTTGTACTAATTCTGGTGGCGATACTCCAAGTGCTCCTTTATCAGCACCTATGTCTCCTTGTATTCTGTAAGGAGTAATAGTTGGCAACGCAGTATCTGCAAAGTGATATACACCTTTGGCTACTTTATCTCCTACAGTATCTGATGCTCCCCATATCTTTTTACCTGTAGATGTTTCTCCTCTTATGGAATCGTTAATTGCTTGTAAAGAAAAAGCTGGTTCTACAAATGGTTGAAACAACTCACCAACAGCACCACTCATACCATCAAGTAATATTTTTTGTAATGTTTCTTCATCTCTTTCTCCATTAGCAACCTCTTGCATGACTCTTGTTACAGGTCTTTTAAGATAATCGTATGGGTTCATGTAACTAAAGTTTATAAATTGTGTTGGATCGCCATTCTTATCAGAAGCTATAGGTATTAGTGATGCTGTTCTGTCCCAAGGTGCAGCGAATGATCTTTTGTATGAGTCAATCTTTTCTTTATCTACTCCTGTAAGCGCTGATCCAAGAGCTACTAATCCAGCAGGTAATGCACCAGTAGTAGCAACAGCACCAGTTAGTCTTCTCATGCCTATCTTTTGTAGTTCTTTATTGTCACTAGCTAGCTCTTTTATACCTCTTGATACTGCGTTGGCTGTATTTCTCATTATCTCAGCAGGGAAAGCTACAAAGTTACCGAAAGGAGAATTTCTTATAACAACTCCAACTCCAGGCACAACTCTTTTATAGTTCTGTATGGTGTTAGCAGCAACCTCTCCCATCTCACCTCTTACAAACATTTCTAATCCTTCATCGCCATACTTACTAATAATTTCAGATGGCCTTATCATTGCACCACCCTTGCCTGCTTGTATATCATCAGCAAACCTTACAATATTTTTAGAAGATTCTATTGGCACTAATGAATCAGACTCTTTAATTAATGCTTGCATAAATCTTTCTTTTTCATTTAAGTATCCAAACACACGACCAGCATCATCGGTCATGCCGTATGCTTTCTCAAATATTTTTATAGTGCTGGCATCTTTAGCTTTGCCTATTTGAGATGCTAGTTTAAACTCATCACTAGCTAGTTTTGCAATCTCTTTTATTTCACCAAGATTAGCACCACCTTTTTGCATAATGCCTTCTTCTATTAGCTCTTGAATTTTGTCAGCTTTTAATATTCTTTTCTTTGGATCAAACAAACCAGCAAAACTTGTTGATACTGCATCAGCAAACCTTCCTGTAGTACCAACATTACCATTGAGTAAAGAGAAGAAAGGAATACTGGTAAAGTTTCTTACTTGTGCACCAGGAGAGAGGACTGTTTTACCATACTGAGATGCTGCTTTAATACCTAAAAATCCTGTGTAATATCTTCCTAATATACTTGAGTTACCAACTTGATCTGATACTGCGTCCATTAAAGCGTCATGCACATCTGCTCTTGCATAAGATCCTGCAAGCGCACCTGAATCTTCGTTAAATTGTTTAAATATAATTTGTTCTTTTGGATTTTTAGGATTTGTTACAGGCACTTCATTTAAAAATTTTCCGTCTTGAGACATGCCAAACTCTTTTGGTTTTAAAAACTTAACTCCGCCTGTCTTGTCAGCAACATTATCTAATTGTTTTAAACTATTAAACATTTCTGTCTTAGATATTAAAGCAGATAGTCTTTGTGATGTAACACTAGCAGTAAGCTTGGTGTTATTTAAAGCAGACTTCCAATCTCCTTGCAAGTAACCAGCTGATTCTCCTAGTGCTCTTCTTGTTTGTGGTAAGTTGGTTAGTGTTCTGCCTTTTAATATGCCCTTGTCTGCGTTCAATCCTTGTAAAAACATTTGATCTGTTTCAAAAGTAAAAGCATTTTTATTCTTAGGCCCAGGATTTAATAAACTAGTAAAGGCATTCTCTGCTTCTCCCTTACTAACACCAAATGCTTTTTGTATCTCATCTATAGATTTTTTATAAAAATTTGGATCAATGGTGTAGTTATTATCAAGCATAGCCTTATAAGCTCTAGTGCCATACAAGCCTGCATTTTCTGCTATAGCATCTCTAACTTGCTCTGGTATAAACAAGTGCATGAAACCATCCGCACCTTCATCACTATAATTTAAAACATTTTGAGAGTAAGTATCAAAGACATCTCTGTTGTTTTTTAATAGTGTAGATATTTCTAAACCTTTTCCAAGTCCCATAGATTTATAGTTAATATATCTATTCTCTAAGTCTTTAATGTTTTGTTCAGCTTGCTTTTGTAGTTTTCTTGCTTCTTTAATTTTGTCTGCTGCTTTCATGTTAGGAGATTGAAAGTCAACTCTAATTCTAGGAAACATAAAGTCTTCTATGTTTCTTGATAGAGCTAAGGCATTGGTTTGATTTATTGTTCCTTGATTAACAGCTTTCTGAGTTGTATTGATTACAGTATCAAAGGTAGCATCAACAGCTTCTTGTGCTGCTTTAACTTGAAATGTTTTAGTAGCCATTGTTTGTGCTGTGTAATTGTCTGGTCTTTCTGATGCAAAAGTAAAATATTTTTTAATATTACTAGCCATGCCTGTATTAGAATCAAAGGCTGTCTTTTGTAATTCATTGCTTTTACGATTAGATGTTAATGCTTTAGTTGCAAAAGATGCTGCGGGTGCTAAGGCATCTACTGCTGTACCACCTACAGTTAATGCAAGTTTACCTGCAAGCGGTAGCCCTAATATAAATGCAGCACCTTCTCCTGCTACCTCTAGTCTATCTGTTAGTCTAGCCTTAGCTGCTTCTGCACCACTAAGTCTAGCTAGTCTATCTTGATCTGATTCGCTTTTAGTTATGAATGTATCAGCAAGAGTTTGAACATCGTCTGTAGCTACAGCTCCATCAACAATACCACCAGCTATTGCAGAATTAATCTTACCCATCTTGTTGTATCTTGATAAGACTCCTGCAACACCAAAGCCAGGTAGTCCAAACTGAACCATGTATCTTGTTACTTCACCTGCTGTAGTTTCAGCTTCACCTGGATCAATGCTTTGATAATATTCTGTAACGTCTTTGGTTAGGTCAGTGTCAGCGAATAGATCAATGCCTGATGTTACTGTAGTAGCTAGACCTTCTCCAATCTTTTGTAAACCTCTAACAGCTTGACGACCAACATCACCTAAGACACTAGCATCACCTTTCTTGCTTAGTTCGTAACGTCTTTTAGCTTCAGCTATAGTCTCTGGTTTTCTATCAGGTATGTAGGAAGAAGAACCATCATCAAAAGTAATGGTAGGCATTATTTTATTTCTAGTATAAAGTCAGAATTACCGACAATGCTTACACCTTTACCTAGTAAAGATGTTATATCAGAAGGCCCTACAGGTACACCTCGGTATGTAAGTTGATAGTTTCCTTTAGCTACTTGATCTAGTGATATGTTTTGTTTTAATGACGCTGTTTCTATTAATTGATTGTAATAACCTTGACCTACATCTGCTTTTGTATCTGCTAGTAACACTCCAGCTTTAGCTGATTCAGATTCTAAATATTGTTTATAAAGGTCTGGATTTTTTTGTAAAAACTGAAGCATCTTAGCATCAGCAGGTAGCATATCAGCTTGTCTTGTTTCTTCACCTAAGTATCCCTCACCAAAAGCAACGGCTGAGTTAATAGGTACAAAACCTTCTACTGGCTTCATCATGTTTAAGAAACCTGCCATCATCTTCTTAGCAAAGTCAGGATCTTTTTTTACCTTATCAGAGTATGCACCAGGTAGTGACTTTAAATAGTCCATAAACTTAGGCTTAGTAGTAAAGTTACCTTGATTATCTAATGGAATACCTCTGTCATTTACTATTCTATCCTTCATAATCTGTGCCCATGCGCTAGGATCTGTATCAACAAGGGTTGTGTTTCCGTCATCATCTTCAAAATCAAATGGGCTATCTGTAATAACTGGTTCACTAGTTGCAGGTCTATTTTCTTCAGAGCCATCAGCATCAGATAAATCTATAAAGGGAGCAGCAATTAATGCACCAGCTATTGTAGATCTA